GACCTGTGCTAGGATGTCCTCCAGCGCTGTCTGCCTCATGTTCGGCGTGCCGTAGTAACTGATCTCGTAGAGTATGGCGCTTACAATTTCCTGAAGCGTAAAAGATTTCTTCAGGTATATGGTGCTAAACTCGTCGTCCTCGAATTTTATGACGAACGAGTTGTTGAGAACTAGCGGAAGCCTCATGTACGAGGCTATTGGCGAGAACTCGACGCTGAACATCTTCCCATCGTGACCTATGCCACGAAGCCGTGGAGGCGCGAAGAGCGTGTTCTCGTCCCTCTTGATGTCGTCTACCTGGTGAGAGATCTCCATCGTGCGGATGTTCACGCTGTCCGGAATATCCTGAAGCATCTCTGCCAGGAACTCCTTAAACGGGTGGCCTCCGAGTGCCGAGTCGAATATGTAGTCAGTCGTCTCCATGTTGCGTGCCAGTATCGAAAGGACGTCCGCCACCGTGACGTCGCCCTCGAACTCTGCCGGGTAAGACAGGTACGACACTATACCTAGGCTCGTGCCAAGAACGTCGATGGTTGCGGCGACTTCCTCCTCTCCGCTTAGCTCAATGTAGTGGAATGTTATTCCTTCCTTCGAAATCCTAATCATCTGTTGGCTTGGTTACTTTTTTTATATAGCCGAAACAAGTTGCGCCCTCTCGCCATACAATTTCTATCTGAATTACGCCTGGGTAAAGAACTGTTTCACATACAATGTGATATTCTTTAAAGAAACCAAAAACATACACGCGCGTAAAAAGCACATGTCAATTGAAGAAATAGTAGAGTACGTCAAGGTTGTCCAGCAAACACAGGACAAGTTCAATAAGAGAACTTTCAAGGGAAGGTACCATTTCGGCAGGGTGGGAGAACTTCTATTCATGCTTGCCCTGGACAGGGGTATCATAGAAAATTTTCCGAAATACGTTGATGCTCCGAAGGTCGAAGAACGGGACAGGACTGCTGTTCAAATCAATGCGATAAATGGAGACGTGGAGTTCTACAGAAAGGCAAACTTTAAAGATGACGGTGTTTTATGGGAGAAAAAGAATAAGCGGAAAGAGTTCGTCGACGTCAAGTCTACTCTGTTTGTCGCCATGGACTCTCTAGATAGGTTCAGAGACGACGGATGGTACTTTGTGAATGGCTTGACGGAGAACCTCTCTATGGGTTACTACATGATCCGAAACAACGCTGGCTTCCGGAAACTTATAGACGACCATTGGGCGCACTTCAAGCACGCTTCACTGGATGGGGTGATAATTCCTTTTACATATCTTCCGAGCGAACCGAAGGCCTACGGTCTGGACATGTACAGTCACATGGACGCTTCCAAGTACTTGAGGCTCGTCCAGGAACTAAAAAGGGCCCTACAAGATGTAGAGCCCAATCTAATTGGAATTCCTATTTACGATCCGAAGTGTCCAGAACCTTTGAAAGAAAAATATCAGGCGAACGTAAAGCACCTTGAATTTTAAGCGCCTTTAAAGTATTTTATTTCGTGATCGAGAACTTTCTCTATAGCTTTTAGAGAGTTAATGTGATCTTCGCGTGCACCAGATTGTTTGAATTTTTTGATGTCGAGTTTTAAACCCTCTAACAGGTTTACCATGTCCGTATCGTTTTTGGCTTCTCCCTCGTATATTTTTACGTATTTCATGGTGTTTTTTTGATATTTGTTCCGCCCATCTTTCCCTTAGACCCGCGTGACTTGTTTGCATAGTGCCAAACCCTCTCGTTCAATACGGCGATCTGTGCTGCATGTTCCTTGTTTTCAGCCCTCAGCTTTGCACACTCTTGTTCGAGCGCGTCAATCTTCTTCGTAAGTATTTCGTTCTGCTTTTCCAGATAGGAAAGGAGTTCCTTCTTGTCCCCGGAATACATCGACATCTTGGCTAGCTTTTCCTTGTTCCTAAGGGCGCGTGTCTTGCTGAGATAATCCCATAGGAACTTTCCTCCGAGAACGGTGGTTATGAAAGCCAAAATTATCTGAGTGTAATCCATCATTATTTTATATATTCTTCGCCCTTTTCTCTTTTAGGAGATCGAGAAGCACGTCCAGTATGGCTGCAACGTCCTTTCTCTTTATAGGTGTTTCTTCCATGTAGGCTCCAGCAAGGTACTCGGCTGGCCTGATCCTTCGTATGTTCTCCTTGATGTGGTCCACGTCGACGTCCGGGTGGATCAGCTTTAGCTTCTGTATGAACTGGCCGAGGTACCATTCCGGGAGGTCCGCGTTGGTCCAGTCCTCGTACTCGAACAGTTCCCTGTCGGTCTCGCTGTTTATGAAACCCTTGATGACGTTTATGCAGAATCCGACGCACGTCATGAATTCTTTCTTGACTGTCTCGCTGAAGTACATTCCGTTTTCGTCGTAGAACGATCCGTCGTAGTAGAATCCCATAACAGGATTGCTGGTCTCTTTTATGAGCATGCAGTGTCCTAGGAACGCGAGGCTCAACCGTGGATCGATGAACTCGAAGATCTTGAAGAAATACCAGGAGTCCGGCATCTCATCTTCGATGAGCACGTTTGCTGCGTCAAAGTGACAGAGGTATACGCCTTCCTTGCAGGAGATTAACATCCCTGCGTGTATGGCCGTCCCGGTTTCGTCAAGCTGCACTGCGGCAGCCACGAAGTCGCCTTTATAGTTCTCAGGGACGCACTGGAACAGCTGACTTTTTAATTCTTCTCTAGTAAGCAAAACTTAAGGACTTTTTTTATTGATTCGGCTTACTCAGTTTAGCATCTAATAGATTTTTTATGCGTGAGCGTACCTCTAATATTATAGGGTGATTCTTGAAGGTCTTCGTTATGACCAGGATGGACTTCAAGCTTGTTATGTCGGCATCGTGGCTGTTGAACAACTGCATCGTCTTCCCGACCTTTCCGAAATCGTTCTGGTCTATGAATTGTTTGATCTTCTTCTGGATAGCGATATACGAATCCGTGCCCTCAAATTTTCCTATGAAGTAAATGAACTCCCGGTACTCCTCGAACTCCTCTTTAGTGTCGTAGAAGCTGACCAGCTCGTACACTACTTTAGACCTTACGTTTTTCTTCCATGCCGCAACCCAGACTTCCTGGTAAAGTTTCGGAGCTGCCTCTATGGCCTCCTCCTTCGTGCATCGAATGATCTTCTCGGCGCCGGCAGACATTACCTTCACGTTAGGGTTTACCCCTCCGTTGCCTACCAGAGTCCCCTCGAAGAACACCAGCCTCGACCTGGTCGACAAATCCTTCTTGAGCTTAAACCTGTTCGACTGTATCTTGTCTAACACCGATTCCTTAGTGTTGTTGTTCTTGTAGAAGTTGACCTCGTATATTAGGTTCTTCTGCGCTATAAGGTCCTGGATGTTCCTCCAGTTGTCAACCACCTTCTTCTTGTTAGACTTGAAACTTACAACATCGTGGAAATCTTTCTCCAGGAACCCGATCGCGTCAGGCAACCCTTCGACCACAATAGTCGCAGATCCCTTTACCACTTGGATGCTTATGTCGTTTTCGTGTGGTGTTGCCTCCACGATCTTTATCAGAGACTGCAGCATCGTGTTGAGCGATTTGGCCGCTGCTAGCGACATATTCCCCAGGTCCACGGACCTGCCATCGCTGTCTTTTGTGATCTTGAGCTCCAGCTTCCTTGAAATGTCTATCGCCGTCTTAGGCTCGACTATGTCCTTGCAGGCTTGACTGCCGCAAGTAGCCTTGTACACCCCGGCGTCCTTGTACTTCCTAGGGTTGCCGCATATACATAGCGGCACGGTAGCCTCAGGATTCTTGAAGTGAAAAATCTTCTGGCTCAGCTTCATGTCGTCGGCAGTCTCTGCGTCAATGTACTCTCTGATTTCCTGTGAGTTTCTGTAGAGACGCGTCAGCACCGCAAAGTCAAAATTCTTCAGGCGATCGATTAGGTTTTCGTTCCTCGGTGTCGCCTGCGTAGTCTTTTCGTATTCCATTGATTGGTAAACCCGTTGCTTTCCTTATATATGTAGAATCCCAGACTAAAAATGGAAATAAAATAAAAAACCGTCCTTGAGAGACGGTTTAAACTTTAATTATTTTAAACTGGTGCTATAGTTCGCCTTTTGAAATCTTCTTAGTTACGTATTTTACGAAATCCAAATTGTAATCGGCCACTGGAAATTTGTGTTTCTTCTCTAGAGTTGAGTATAGTTGATTCTCCAATTTAACTTTTTCCGTCGAGGATTTTCCCTTTGAATCTTCCAAAGATTTACGTATTTCTTCGATGATCGGCTTAGCACGATTTGTGGTCATGCTCTTTCCGAAAGGAGCGAATGTGGAAAGAACATCACGTAAGGATGTTTCTCCTTCGTTCAATTCTCCTTCGTATAATTTTAAGTATCTCATGGTTTAAACTAATTAGACGAAGCTGTCATCCCAGTAGTCAACTGCGAATGTGATCGATAGAGACCAGACCTCTGTAGAGAGGTAGTCCAACTCCATCGGGTTTATCGCAGTCATCGGGAAGATGGAAGGCATCCTGTATTTCTTGAAGATGTCCCCAGCCTTGTTGAATATGATGAGCGTAGCTGAACCAACATAATCCTTCTTTAGGCCTTTGGCCCCAGTGTTAGGGTTGTATATCAAGTCGGACCACTGCCTAAGCGTCTTGTACGTGTACATGCTGTTGTTGCTGTTCAAGTTGATCTCGAAGTCAATCGTCATGTCCACTGTGGTTGTCTCAGGCTTAGCACCAGCATAACGCCTCTTAGCGCCCTTGTAGTGCTGCTCGACAACTCCAGGGTTCTTGTCGAACTCCAGACCCGACACCTTCTTAACCTGTTCTAGGAGAAGGTTCTGACCGTTGTTTCCAGTTCCTGGATCTATACCAGCCGGAGGCGACAACGCGAGTTCGAATTGATTTAAATACACAGGCTCCCAGTTGTCTGTGGCAGCTTTTGCATTCCTATAGTGACTTATCCCGGCCATGGTATTTTAGTTTGTATTTTAATTTATATATCTATATTCTGGATAGTATTCACTTGCACATCTGTGTGTGATCGTATCCTTGGAAACGCCGACTATTCTAGCTGCTTCCCTTATTGATTTATATATCTTTGATTCAATTGAAACCTGCCTGCGGATGGATGTTCGATTGGCCCAAGAATTTTTGGAAATTTTATCCCTGATCTCATTGGTACATTCGTACCGACATTTAGTCCGTAATATTTCTTTTGATTTTTCTGTCTGCGGAATTCGAGCCATCCTACCAATAGAAGTTTTGGAAATTTTTTGTCTGTGTTCTTCGGTGAACACAAAATTCTTCCGACGTTCTAGTTCCTTTTCGTCGGGAATCCATCCGGACATTCCTTCGCCGCCATCCGTCATGTTAGCCAAAGATCCCATTCCAATGTTCCGACGGCCAATCCTCTCTATTGTTTTTCGCTCGAGTTCAAACGCCTTTGCTTCGTTCAGATTTTCAAACAGCTTCACCTTGATAGGCTCGAGTCCAGCCTCGGCTATTTTGTTTATGATGTTCCTCTTGAATGAGGAAGTCTTGTCATATTTGTGACGTTCCATCCTGTTCTGTTTTCCCTTCCCTATGTAGAACGGCTCGTAGTCAAATTTCAAATCGTCGAATGAAAATGTCCCCGGTTTACGAGGATCAAGAAAGGCATATACAAAATATTCGTCCATGTATATATCTCTATTTTTGTCTCATTTTGACACACATAACTTATTGATTTTCAAATGGTTATGTGCTGGAAAATATATTTCCGTTTATCGTTTAAAATTCTTATATTTGTGGTATGGAAAAATCAATCATCACATTGTGCCTGATCGAATACAAGAACGCAAAAAATTAAAATTTAAGAATTAACATAAAAAGCCCCAACAATTTGTTGGGGCTTTTTTATTTCTTCTCGTTATCTTTGATAGCCTTGTCAATCGCCGACTTGGCTAGTTCTTCAAGCTCGCTGTCCTGTACGACCTGGTATTCTACGTTGCCGTCTTCCATGAAGTACTTCACGTCCCTTATCACTATCTCAGTCTCGAGATCTTCCGATCTTGTAGCGGTAACCACGTCTGTCCAGTCCACGTCTATAGCAGTCTGAATGCTATTGTTGATGAAGGTCGTTGCTTTCCTGTGCTCGCCTTCCTCGTCGGAATAGCTGTCTCCGCCCTCGAAGTCGACCTCCCAGCCGGTTGAATCGGCTATGAAGCTCTTCAGGTGCTCCTTGACCGCCGGCACGTTATCGGCGGACTCGTTTATGAAACTATTGAAATCCTTTATCCTCATTACTTGAAGTCTTCGAATCTCTTTATACGAAACGATGTGTTGCTTTCGTTAGTAGTAGATGGCTCATCGCCCTCTTCGTTTACCGAGTCTAGCTCCAATACCTCTGCGTCGAGCGCTTCCTCTCCTTCGAGCTGGAACATGAACTCAGGCCTGTTGGCGTAATTCTTCCAGATGGATACGGCAGCGGCGTAGTTCAGTTTAGACCCTTCCGTCCAACCAGTCCTCTCGACGGCCTTCCTCCAAGATTTGAAGTATGCCTCTTCCTTGTCTGGGTACTTGTCTTTCAGCATGAGGATGTTTCTCGGCGCCTTAGGTGCCATTTCCCAGTCTATGTCGCCGGATGGTGCAGGCATGTTAGACTTGACAGACTCGCCAGTTTGCTTAGTTATCTTAAGAAGTAGGTCATACGCCAGTTTCAACTCTGCTGCATCGCCCTTCTTTGCATACTGTGCGAAGTGCTTGTCGACCTCTTTGAGGTCCGCCCTTGCGCCTATCAGCTGTGATACCTGGAATTCCAGGAGCATGTTGTTCGTGTTTTCCATTAGTAAACGCTTTTTGCTTTGTTTCCTTTCGTGTACTCCATGTTGTTGTATGAAGCTAACGTAATGTCCTTGCCGGACTTGTCTGTTAGAGTGGCGTGCACCTTGTAGTGCTTGCCATTCATTTTCACGTATGTCCAGAATGTAGGCTTGCCTTCTCTTGTGGAGTTCGGCTCGGATACTGCGAATCCCTCGCACTTGTTCCCGTCCATTTCTGAAACGAAAATTGGTGGCATTGACTCTAGCATCGTGTCGAACTTGTCCTCTGTAATTTCTACGTATTTCTTCGGATCCTCGTTCTCGGTGACAGCAGAGTTAAGGTCGATCGCCTTCAGCTTGTGCTGATCCTCGATCATTGCCCTCAGCTCGTGTGCGTCGTCTGGTTCCTTTACTAGGATCACTCTGACCTCTGTGTCGGATATTTTGTCAACCCACTCCTTTTGCTCTGGCGACAGATCTGCCATGAGGGCTGCTACGTCCTCCGCCTTACCGATGTAGTTGCGGGTTTCTCCCCACTCTATCATCTGTTTCTTCATCGTCGAGCCGAAGGAGCTTCCCTCGCTTGTGAATTCCTCGAATAGCTTTATCCTCTTCATGTTCTATATATCAGGTTATTACCGGCAAATAATTTTATGCTGCGTCTTGTAGGTTTTTGAACCAGGCGTCTATCTTGTCCTCGTCCATGTCGCCGTCTTCGGAAGTCGTGCTAGATTTGATTGTCTCGTTGTAATCCTTGATGGATGTCTTCTTGACGTTGCCAGGTCCGCCGCTTCCAGAAATGATGTAGATGTCTCCGGTTGTAGGGTCCTCGTCGGCTGTGAATGATATTAAGCCAGCCGATCCGTGTACTTCCTTCACCATTCCTTCCCAGAACCCATGCTCGATCTTGTAGTGCTTCTGGCAGATGTCGAAAGCTTGGTCCATCAGCTTGTTAACCTTCTCCGCCTCTTCTGGTGAGAAGATCTCCTTGCCTGACATGTCTATTATGTCGGAAGCGTCGTCGTCGAAGTGGTATATCTTCCCGGCCTTCGCCAGGGTAAGCAGGAACTGCTCGACGTCCTTGATGGTGCTGAGGTTCTCGGGTAGTACCAGGGCGCTCATAGCGTCCTCGTTCATTCCCTCGTTTACGAAATCTCCGAAATTCTTGAGAGCCATTATTCTATGTGTATTTTTTCAATCTTTATAGTCTTCGGTTCAACAATGAAGTACATGTACACCACGTGGTTTGGATCACCTGCGTCCATGTATATTTTTAGTATGACCACCGGCTTGTCCTCTATTAGACCTGTGAATTCCTGGAAACCAACATAAGGTACGTTCTCGAAGAACTGTCCCAGCTGTTTAATGCACTCGTGTCTAAGCATGCACTCGGATAGAGTTGAATCCTTGAGTCTCATTGACAACTCGACGGTGTCCTCCATCATTAGAGGTAGCAATCCAATCTGGCGCGTCTCAAAGCTCTTGTAGAGCTGGTCCGCTAGAAGTCGCTTAGAGTCTTCGTTGTTGAACACAATGAATTGTGTTGTGTCCTCCTTCTGAGAGAACACAGGGCTAGTGAACGAGCCTGCAAACAACAAAAACGCTATTAAGTACCTCATTTTGTGCGCGCCTTAGATGGCTTAGACCCTGAACCGTCATTCCATTTTGCTAAGTCCTTTACGTAGAAGTTTAAGTCTTCCAGGTTTGACTGCTCGTTAACGTCTTTCAGATACTTGTCGACTAGAGCGTAGAGCTGCTTCTTAATCTTTTCCTTGCCAGCCTTACCGATCACCTGCGGACCAACCTTCTTCGCCTCGTTTACTCCGAAGCTTCCGAATGACTTGATCCTCCTAGACTCACCAACGTCACCAGCAGTGTGCTTAGCCTTCAGTGAAGCCTTGCGATGCGTGTCAGCCAGCTTGGTGTGCATCTCGCCGCCCTCGCTCTTGTGCATATTCATCGCTTTTATGTGATCCTTGTCCGTGAAGTTTGCGTAGCAATCGTCGTCCGCGTCTTTCATCGCGTAAACCGGACCGTTCTCAGTGGTTCCGATAGTCTCGTCTTCGTTCTTGAACTCGTTCATGTTATGATTCTTTATTTAAAAGAAAACCGAGAGAAGTTCTCCCTCGGTTCTCATAGTTTGGATGCTTGTGTTGATTACGCGATCGTGAAACCTCCAGAAGAGATGGCTCCAGTCTTGGTGATCGTAACCCTGTTGAGGAACTTGTGGATTCCCCTAGCAGGCTCGACGATCACGTCGATGATTCCGATGTTCTGGTCGATTACCTCGTTGGTGTTGTTCGAGGTGTCCATGATCGTGGTGAAGTTGAAGATACCGCCTGCAGACTGAACGCCTTCAAGGTAGCTGTCAACCTTCGCCTTGATCTCCAACCTGATGCTCGGGTCGTTGAACTCGAACAGGTAGTTGCTCAGGATCGTCTCGATGTCTTCCTCGATGGTGATTAACATGTCCCTCACGTGGAGGTTGTTAAGCGCAGAGTTGACGCGGACGTATCCGGTTGAGTTTGCGAAGATCATGATTCCGACTCCCCTTCTCCTGATGATAGGGTTGATACCGAACGGCTCGAGGTTTTCCCTGTCCCCGTCTGTGAAGTCGTACTCAACTCCAACCAGGTTAGGGTCGGAGATTATACCACGCCTTGGTCCTGCCACGATCGAGAACGGTGTTCCGTTCAGGAACTTCTGTACGAAGTTGTTCGAGACGTGCGCCGAAGGCGGAACGTTGATGTTCTTGTTGTTGTCTCTTAACACGATGAACGGTGCAAAGTATCCAGCGTACTTTGATCCGTTGTCCTCGTCGGACAGGGAGAAGCTGAAACTTGGGCTCAGTGACTGGTTGCCACCTTCAACGATGTATGTCGTGTTAAGTAACGGTTTAGGGTCTGACGCAGTAGGCTGTGAGGTAAACACAGGGTCTGTGCTCTCGGCAAACTGTTTCATCGAAGGCGCGTTGCAAAGTGCGATGGCCTTCTGCCTTAGTTTGGCAAGCCTTGTGATGGCGTTCTTGCAGTTCGGTTCGATACCGCCTGAGAACGTATCTATCACATACCTCCATGTGATGACGTCCTTGTTCGCAAGCGAAGTCGCGATGTTGGTGTCGTACATGACGTTCATGATGTCGTTCCTCCTGGTGTCGGAACCGTTAGGCATGTGGGTCTCGCGAAGCGTGAAGCCCTGCAGGTATGTGTACTGGTACTCCTGTACGAAGTCCTGAAGTTTTTGGAACTTCTGAACCCTGTTGCTAGAGTACAATTTTATTGCTTGGTTACAAGTGATCTTAACATTTCCAGTTCCGTCGTATGCAGCCTTCTTGACGATCCTCGTTAGACGTGCTCCTGTGCTGTCAACGATTAGGTCGGCAATGTTCATGAGCTTGGCGTCAGTGCTGTTCACGATGAACTCGTTGCTCGTGATAGGAAGCATCGGGTCGGCCACGATTGTCGTGAAGAACCTGTTGTAGTTTCCGTATAGGGAGACGATGTTCAGATCGTTAGAGACTAGGTCTCCGGCAGTGTCGTAAGTCGTACCGAATGCCGCAACGCTCTCTTGGAAGGTGAATTCGTCAGAGTCGTATGCGCGGACCTCAACGAAGAGATCGCCGTTTACGTCGGACTGAGGTCCGAAGAACTTAAGATACTGCTTGGTTCCGCCGCCGTTCTTTATGATGTAGTCACCGTCGGTGATGGTTCCTGATTTCCAATCAGTGTAGATAGTGGACCCTTCGTAAGCGATGAGCACGTTGTACGGGGACTGGTAGTCTACGTAAGATGGCGATACGTCAGCGTAAGCGAAGTCGTTTATTAACGGAGCCTTGTAGGAGATCAGGTTGATCTCCGCCTGGTCTGCTTCTAGGGCTGCAATCAAGTTGTGTCCAACGAGGTCTAGTTGGCTTTCGTTGTTCTCGATGTCGTCGAGAGCTTCGCGGTTGATAGCGCAGAAAAGTCCGGTTACCGCCGTGGTGTTGTTGATTAATGTTTCGATGGACTGGTTGGAGCCGTTGGCATCCGTAAAGTCCGGGATTATACATCCGGTGATGCTCGCCACGAGGGAAACCTCAGGGAGCGATGTGAACGCATCCAGTTTTCCCTTCTTGAATCCCTTCGCATTGAAGTATGTGCTGTAGAATGGGTCAATAGACAACGCAGCGTAGTCGGTCCAGTTGCCTTGAACCGCAACGACGTCAACAAAGAAATCGCTGATGTAGTCCGCGTCGTTAAGGAAAGATGGCTTGTCTTGCTTTAAATTGTTGTACCACTCGGAGGCGGTCAGGTCGTAACCTTTTGTAGCGCTCTTCCTTACTATCACAGACATCGGAGTCTGTCCGAGGTTGGTGATGTGGAACAGTTTGTGCTCGTCGTTCGTCGACAGAGTTGCCAGGAAGAACTCCGAATCTGGGAACCAGAACTTCTGCTTGTTGAAGAAGGAGCTGAGCAGCCTCGGTGTGAGGGTGCCGTTGGTTTCTGCTGTATCAAGAGAGAACGACCTGTAGTTTACCTTGTCAGACGAATCCGGAGAAGATTCCTGGTCGTCGTTCAGTGCCAATAAGTTGAGTGCGAAGCACGGACCTGTTTGCAGAGCGGTGAACAAGCTCCTGTGGAAGAACGATCCCTTCCTTTCGAGCGAAGTGTCTATGTCTCCGAACACCGTCCTTGCGGTCTTTACATCCGGGCAGAACACTGGTGCGTTGAATGGTCCCCTCTTCGAGAAGCCTACAACCAATCTGATTGTCTGTGGCGAAACCAGGATGCTCTCGCTCTGATCGAATTCGAGAGTGTAGATACCTGAAGCCTTAAACTTATTCAAATCGAGTTTTATTGTGGCCATTATGATTACACTTATTTTGTTTTATATATTCCAGACAGAGCTCCGTTTTCCAGGAGTTTACCGTTTTCCTCTTACTCGTCCATCATACTTTTCAGGAAGTCCATGTCCATCCCCGTTTCGCCGTCATTTCCGGAGCCCATGTTGAGCTTCTTGGTAATAGCCTCCTTGTACCTCTCGTCCAGTGTGTCGTAAATATCTCCCATGAACTCGTAGAACTGGTCGCTCTTGAAGAAGGTAGTGGCGTTTACTATAGTCATGGCGCAGTCATCGTGGCCAATTTGGGAGGAGTAAGAACCCCTCTTGTTGATCCCGAAAGCCAGAAGCTCTGTGTAGGTAACCTTCTCCGTCGGAATTATGCGCCCGTTCTTTATCAGCCTCCTCATGTCGAGGCAGTACTCCAACTTGTTCTTGGGGTTTAGTTTGATTCCCGGCTTCTTCCTTAGAGAGTTCTCCGCGTGCTTGGTGTGCACGAAGATGTCCTCGTAGAATCCGTTATGCCTAAGCATCCTCTCCCAGACCACGTTTCCCTTGAAGTCCATCTCTAGGACGATCTTGGCCTTATCGGACCCGAATACCTTGTATAGGAGTACCTCTATGATTGGGACTAGGTCTTCCACCTGAATCTTGTTGCTCCTGAAAATTCCTATCTGCAGCATTGAGAAGAAATCGCTCTCGTCACTGAACGTAACTGTCTTCTCTATTGCCTGTAGCTGCATGGGCACCAGCTTGAATATGTTTACAACCGAGTAGTCCCCGCCGCCGCCGCCGGCCGTATCTATCACCATTACAAACCTGTCGGTGTCCTTCATGTTGTCGAAAGAGAACTTAGGGTGCCACCTGAGGTCTGTGTACTGTATGCCGAGGTCGTCCAGTTCTTCGATGTCCAGGCTTCTGTACTCCACTGCTTTGATTCCCTCTAGCGTCCTGGCGTCCAGCAGGAGTTTGTCGGCTTTTAGGAACTGTCCGCCATACTCTTGGTTGAAGTCCTCTATCGAACCAAGATTGGCTATCTCACGCCTCATCCACGCCTCATCCCTTCCTGGAACCTGCCACCAGTCGACCTGGATTGCCTTGAACTCGTTTTGCTTCTCTATTGCGTCCTTGAAAATATCGTAGAATTTGTTCTGACCGTTAGGAGTGCTCGTTATCACACACCTTGAGATCTTTGATGACGAGAGCGTAGGGTATACGGATCGCCAGAATGGGTCTAGGAAGTTGTTGTGTATGTGTGCGAACTCATCGCAGTAGAGGAAGTGGACCGTGAAACCGATGGCTGCTGTCTTGGTCGTATTCCTACCGAAGAGCCTGCACCCGTTGTCGAACTTCATCGTCTGGACGTCATTCTTAATAATTCCAGGCTTCATGAAGAATGGCAGATTGGATAGTATGACCTTCACTTTGTCTATGATCTCCACCGTGGTGGACCCGACGTTGGCGAGGACCATGAGGTTCTTGTCGACGTGGAACAGAAGGTACCATACGAGGAAAATACCTGTTACCACCGTCTTGCCTATTTGCCTTGCAGACTTGAACACCACGAACCTGTTCTCCTGCATGTCGCGGAGAACGTCCTCCTGGTAGTCTCTCAGAGTTATCTTTTGTACTCCGTCGTCGGTCATCGCGAAGCAGTAGTTGTTTGCGAAGTATATGACGTCAGTGGCACAGCGCTGAATCTCGTCTTGCTCTACAACCGTATACTCGAATACAATGTTCCCGGATCTCCACTCAGGCCTGCCCTCCCAGAACGGGGTGACCTTAGGTTGTTTTCCATCTTCGATCTGCTGCATCAGCTGCACGATGCGTTCGCTCGTCCAAACTAATGAATCTTCCGCCTTTTGATCTATCATACGAATATATATAAGAAGTAAAGAAAATTAAACCCATACCATGAAACGACTGCAGCCTTTCGAGGGATTCAAGATGAACGAAGCGAAGACTCTTTTCGGCGATACTGCTGAGGAGAAGTTGAAGAAGATCAAGGTTTGGGCTGAGGATCTCGGTTTCAAGACATCTAATTCTATTAACAGCATTCCGCCGGAAGTTGCTGACATGTGGCCTGCGTCCGCCAAGGAGAAGGAGAAGGGTCAGAGCAAGACAAAAGGTTTGACTATCTGGGGTAAGTGGGGTGAAGGCATGAAGGACCCTAAGGAGATCGTCGAATTGATAGGTGCTCTAATTATTGACGGTTCTAATCCGCAGGAGAAGAAGTCTTGGGAGAAGAGCACTGTAAAGATGGTGGATGGCCGCTATACAAAGAAGTCACTCAACAGGGCCCAAGCGTTCTCACACCCGGCCAATGGTTCCATAATGGTCCAGGTAAAACCGATGAACGATATTGGTTCAAGGCTAAGAAACGAAAATGATTGGATAGCGTTCGTAATGGTTACCAACGATAAAACCGAGTATGGTTATTCTGGGAAGATTTCTAAGGAAGATGCTGCGAAGGTGGATGACATCTTCAAGGGCAAGACTCCTGACGAGAAGGAAGCTATTCTTAATTACGCGAAAGTAAGGCACGCAAAATCATCGTACTAATGAAGAACCTAAGGACTTTAAACGAATTATTCAATCCTGCAAACGAGAGCTACCAGACGCCTATTCGTGAACTTCTAAGGGCGCGAATGGATTCTGATTCATTCAACTTGGCGGGAAATGTCATAACCGTTTACGCTGTACGCGATCTTAGCAAGGTAAAGACGCTACTTGACGATTACAAGTACGAGTACAAGGTCAAAGAGGATAACAAAAGCGGGTATGTCGCGACAATAACTGTGACTTTTCAGGACGAAGCCAAAACAAACAGAGTTGCGGAAGGTATAACTGGAAAACATACCATGAACGAATTCAAAGAAAAGTTCGACGTTTCAAAAGCCAAGAACAGCTTGGCCGGAAAGGTCGAGGCCCTCATAGGGCAGATGGATAGAATGCCTTATGACGAGATCAGAAGCAAATTCTACGCAATAGTTAATGACAAGGAAACAAGCGCCTCTGATAAGACGAGACAGAAATGGAACGAAGTCATGAACAGGGCGAAGAGCAAGCCTGCTCTTATGCAGGCCATCACTAACATGTACCTCGCTGGGGCAAAGATGTCTGTAAACGACTCGGAGTCACAGAAGGAGAAGAAACTTGGCAGGTTGACCGAGTTCGAAAACTGGATGAACAAATAAAATCACTAAACATGGGAAAGAAGATTTCTTCCTTTAAGAACTTCCGCGAAGTCGGACAGACCTCACAGAAGGGTAAGTTCAAGCCGAAGGGCCAGAGCAAGATTGCCAAGCAAGTAAAGGGCGGCAAGAAGGGCGAGAAGGGCTACAGAACGCTCGAGAGCGAACAGATCGACGAAAATAATTCCGTTTTGTTAGATCAAATTAATAAGCTGGATAAGTTTTATATGCATGACTGCAAGGACGAACGTGAGTCTGAATCTTGGGAGAATGCCGCAAGCGAGTTATTCGGAAAATTAGGTGTGAACAATTGGTCAGAGGCTGTTAAAGCTGATGAGCAAGCGACAGACGATTTGCTTTCTGATTGGCTGGAAAAGGCTAGAGAACAGGGATTCCATTTGGCTGAGAGTGAGCTGTACGAAGGTCACGAGGTCGTAAAGACCATCGAGGACAAGGATGGCGCGGAGAGGAAGTACGAGTTCTTCAAGACCCCCATGGGAAAGATAGAGTACCAGGTCTACGACTGGGATAGCGTTGACGGTGACTGGAGCAAAGCCGGCGCACCTAGTGACGACATCGAATGGTTGTTCGCCGAGGAGAACCCTGAGATAGACGCATACCTGAAGTCTCAGAAGATAGAGCCTAAGGTTTCCGAAGGAAAGGGTCCGTACAAGGAGAAGGCTAAGAATAACACATACAATAGGAAGAGGAAGATCTACTCATTCGTAGAATTCAGGAAGACAAACAAGGATGCTTCTAAGGGCAAGCATGCCGAGAAGGGTGAAGCTGATTTGACGAAGAAGCACTATGGCGGGGAGAAGAAGGGTGACAAGGGAATAAAGACAATCGAGGACACCGTGAAAATCACTATACCGAAGAAGTAACAAGAGTCTTTCAAATAAAAACCCGCATTTTGTGCGGGTTTTTTTATTTCCAATAATTTATGTCCTTCGTGAAGTGCTCGTAGTTGTTTCTGTTTATATACGTGTCCATGAATGTTTTAATCATCCACAGGTATCCTGATTTTAAGAACCGCCTGTTGCTTGTGTATGCGTTTACTTTTACTATCCCGAATCTTTTCGGATTTATCTGCTTTGAGAGCCAGTAGTCCTCCGCAAAATGTATTTTTTCGTCGAAGCCGCCGAGCTCTCTGAACCGTGTCATTTTAACGCACATCATGGCGCCGGTTGAAAAAGGAGTACCTATCGCTTTTGAAATTCTCTGGCCGATGTTGTTCAGGTGGTATACCAGGTCACCCTTGAATGAATTGTGACATCTTATATTTGACGTCACCATATCGAAACGTCCGCCTTTGATTTTGTATATAATCTCTTCGATGGTACGTTCGTCTCGAAGCTCCATGTCGGAGTCCACGAACAGCACGTACGGGGTCTTTGCCAAAGCAGCTCCCATGTTTCTACCACGCGAAACGTTACCGCCGTTTATGAGCTGTATGTCCAGCAGTTCAGACCATGCTACTATTTCCTGGATTGTAGAGTCCGCCGATCCGCCGTCCGCAATTATAATAGCAGGCTTGACAGTCTGCTTGTACAGTGTCGCGAGCAGCCTGTCAATGTAACCCTCCTCGTTCTTGCATGGTATTACTACAGTTATTACTTCACGCATATCTCAATTCTATTTTTCCATCCTCAGTCTCTATTAGGTACGAGCAAGTCTCGCAGAAGTCGCCTGTGTTGTAGTATTTCTTTCCGTCAAACTGCTCGATGGCTGGTGCGTGCGTGTGGCCTATCATTATCGAATCGGCCCCGTTAGACTTCAATTTTTCCAATGCCATGAACTTGAAGTCGTTTATGAACGAGACGACGTTCTTGACCTTGGTCTTAAGGAAGGCTGACAGAGACCATTTCTCCATTCCGAAGATCCTACGGAAGAAGTTGTACGCGGCGTTTATCTTGAAGCTGAGCTCGTACGCCATGTCGCCGAGCGTATACAGGAACGGGTGCAGTCTTATGAATCCGTCGAACTGG